CGTGTCACTTCTGCGGTCACCTGCTGAGATGTTGATGTCAAGAATACCATTGTGTGCTAGGTAAGTATCGTAACTATTCTTGACCTTGAATGGGTGACAGTTCTCCTCATTCTTGACACCATGCGTAGCATAGCGAGCATGGAACATAGCATAACTAGACGGAAACTCCTTGCGTACTTCTAGGAACTGTTTGATTACTTTCTTGCTAGACATGCCACGACCTGTGACAATGCCATTGGGCGTGATAACCGCAAAGCCGAAGCCATGCGGATTATTACATGATGCACATTCTAAATCCTTCTTGCGAGGAGTAGAATTAGGCGAGGCTACAACTAATAAACACATCTTACACACTCTCATTCTGTCGGACTAGTCCGACAACTAGTTTATCTATACGGGCTGATAGTTCTGGATACAACGCTTCATTCTGGAATACATACCACATTAAGTTGTCTGCACTAAGTGCGCCTTCACGCACATCTTGAACAGTAAGGGTTCGGGTGTACTCAACACTGGCATGCGCTAAGTCTATCTGGGCTTTAATCGTGTCACCATTAACGCTACCTCGGAAGATACGCATCTCTAGTGTCTCTCTGTTATTGGTATTGACTGCTGAATAGCGGTCACTATTGTAATCTGTACTTAACTTGTGCTTGAACTGTCGTGTGGTAACAAGTTCGTACCCTGAATCCTCACTCCATAAACGCTCACCATTGCTATCACGCTTGTAATCATTGCGATAGATGTCTGTGAACTTAGCCCATTGGTCGGAGGTACGACCAGCAAGCGTTGAATAGAACTCGGGATTGGAATACACAAGGTTGAGGAAACGGTGCATGTGCGCACCACCATTGAAGCCTGTGCGTGAGATGTGAATGTGCAAGCCACATGTCTTGGTATCCCATGACTTGACTCTGTATGCACTATTGCTACGCAACTGTTCTATCACACTCCATAACTCCTGTGCCTCATTCTTAAAGAACTCATGAGACATTGGGTGTGTGACTATCTCGAAGCCACTATTAAGCGAGCCGTCATGCTTAAGATAGGCTAGGTCTAACCCTTCTAGTTGGTGTGCATAGTGGGCAGACTCACGCAGATTGTGACCTGCTTCTACCTCTATCTCTAGACCAAAGAACAAGCGTTCATTCTTGTCTACACTATGGAAGATAGCATCAGGGCGGTAACTGTAATCATGGATTACACGACCACCCTCATCATCTGAGCAACTGTCGCAACCATCACTGTTCCATTCATCACATGAGTCACACCAGTAGGCATCATTGAGGCACATCTCGCACCAATGTTCCTGTCGGTCTGTCACATAGGAAGTGCCATATGAGTTGTATTCCTCACATGACTCGCACCAATAAGCACGATTCTCTGTACATGACTCACACCATGTATCACCATCAACCACATGAAAGTCGTCATTGGTAGAGCCTATGTTGTCACATCTATAACATGTTTGTACGCACTCGCTACATACAATGTCGTCATAGATAGTTGTAATTGAATTATCAGCCTCAATGTTGGTACTACACACCACACATTCGACCTGACCATCAACTGCATCTGTCATTGTCATACCTTTCCTGACGGACTAGTCCGTCGCTACAACTCATTGCGCTTTGCAATAAGATAATCATACTATACGGATAACTTACTGTCAATCATGGCATCATTCATGTGAGAACGAATGTCTTGGATTTGTGCAACCAGCGCCTTGAAATCATTACGCTTGTGCGCTTCTTCCTGCAATCGTAAAGCACCCATGACGGCACTCCACTCCGTTTCAGTGAACTCAACCTTAATCATTGCTGATAAGCCATAACTGTCTCGAATACGGCATCATCTAACTGGGAGACAAGTTCTGCCCATTCATCTTTTGACAACCCATGCCCAAGAATTTCTTGAACAAGGTCGTAATCAAGGCGCGACTCCCATAAATTTGTGTCGGCGATACCGTTCGCCACTAATTCATCTGCTGTTGGGTACATGATTACCACCCCTCGCGGATACGCTTAGCAAGGCGAAGCACTACAACAGCGACAATAGCAATCATCCATGTACGGTGATTTAGGTACACATCACCGAAGTAACTTTCAATGTTGATACTCCACTTACTTACTTCTAGGTTGAACAGTTCCATTTACTTACCTTTCATACTGTCGGACTAGTCCGACATGATAACAATTTGTTATCACGCGCTCACCGCTGGACTTGCACCAGCGTTACTGCCTATCGTGAGCCACCAGCCTACGCCTGCCCAAATTCAGGGTAGGCTATCCGCTAAGGTCTTAATTCTAGCATGGGGAAATGATTGGGTCAAATACGAGCAACAGTATCAGCCTCTCGTATAGCCTTTACTCCGCGCTCATACCTCTCCTGCTCTGCTCGCTTCTCGTTCAGAATGTTAGTCTGCACTTCGAGATGAGCGACTAATTCATTTAGGTTCATTTGATACTCACTCTCTGTCGGACTAGTCCGACACTATGGTTTATCAACAAGCGGAAGTGCCTGCCAATACCTTAATTATAGGGCATGGAAACTAATGGGTCAAGCCTGTCGGACTAGTCCGTCGGGCTGCAAATCAAATGGCGTCCGACCGCGAATAAAAGTTTGTGTTGGTTTGTGTTGGAAAATTTTCTCAGGATTTTCTCAGGAAACTCTCAGCAAAGCTTTGCAGATTTTGGGCAGAAAAAAAGCCCGACCCTCTCGGGCCGAGCCTTTTTCCTTGTCGGGCTTAGATTAGTTGGAGAGTTTTGGCCTCGATTACGGTATAAATCTCGGTGACCAAATCGGCCTCAGCCTCGGTGATTGCCTGAAAATCTAGTGCCTCGACGAAGGCAAGGATAGATTTCAAGGTATCGGCTGGCGTTGCTTTTGCTTTCGCTGGCTTGTCTGCTTTTGGTGCTGATGCCTTAGAATTGCGTAGTGCTTTTTCAGCCTTAGTTGCTTTCGCGATTGCCTCCCATGAGCCTAGCTTTTCAGCGTTGCCAGCGCCGAGCATTTTATAGGCTGCGGTTGCGCGGGCTAGTTGCTTGTCTAGTGGCATAGCCTTAAAATCGGCATGAGTTTCGCGGAGGTTTTTCCATGTAGGCAAACCCTCGACATGGGAGATAAGGAGAATTCCTGATGTCTTTCCTGTTGCCTTGATGACCTTTTGCTTGTCCTTGATTGAGAGGTTCGAGGCAACGAGTTCAGAGACCAGAGAGAGAATCGAGTCCGCGATTTTTGACTCTGCTGAATCTGATGCCTTGCATGCGCTTATCCATGCGTTAGCGATTTTTGGTGCTGATACGACTACTGCTGAATTCTTAGTGCCCTGTACTGCTTTTTTTGATGTTGTCATTTGGGATTTTTCCTTTTCTATGAGGGAGACGTTCGCTCGTTCTCATAGGAAAATTCTAGCATAGTAAAACGATTTGGCACACCATGTCGGACTAGTCCGACGGCATGAGTCTCGTGTCGATTTATCGACATTTCCAATTCTCAGGAAACTCTCAGTTTCCACCCTGGGTCAGCCTCTCAGACAATTCTCAGGAAACTCTAAGGTTTGTGTTGAAAGTTATCCACAGGTTTATCCACAGGTGTGTATAACTTGTGCATAGATTTCCCCCACTTATCCACAGGCTAGGGAGATAGACAGATGCTCAGGAAATCCTCATTTAATTCTCAGGAACTTCTCAGATAGCCTCGTCTCATGGAGTGAGACAGGCGTATCACATGGTGAGACGGATAATGATTGCCAGATAACTAGAATTATGTAAAGTTGTTTGAGGGTGGGTTGTTAAAAATCGTTGGACTGTACTCCTATAGTATCCGACAATAATTTTCTGTTATATTTAGGGGGCTATATAAGCGTAGAATACGCTCAAAAGTACTACTGCGAAAAATATATCCCCGAACTTTGTTCGGATTTACCTGTTTGAACAGGTTATCTATTATGTATATAAATACATATTACGGAGTCGCTCCGTTTAAGACTCCGCTCCTCCTATAGTATATAATATATAAAATTATAATTATAGTGCCACAGTTATGCCCGTTTATCCCTACCGTTAAATAGGCGTTTTTTAGGAGATTAAATGGGACGCAAGCCAGGGGTACAATCAGTACCTAAAGAGGAAGCCCAGGCTAAAGTACTAGCCCTACTGGAACAGGGTGCTACCATCACAGCCGCTATGGCCGCCGTGGGTAGACAAGATACAGCCTTCCGTCAATGGGTCATGGTGGACGAATCCTTTAAAGAAAAGTCTGATAAAGCCCGCCTTGCGGGTAAAGGTATCAAGGCAGACCTGTCAGAACTCAAGGATATATCCTACCCCGACTTTTCCCAGCAGTTCTTGGACACTACCCTCTTTGACCATCAACTTAACTGGCTAGACCTAATTGAAGGTCGTGAGCCACGATGGCAACCTGCAGGTATGACTTTCGAGCCAGGAGACCCAAAGCGTGTCCTGATTAACGTGCCACCCGAGCACGCCAAGTCAACCACCATTACAACCAACTATGCGTTGTATACAATTGTAACCAACCCTAATGCGCGAGTTATTATCGTGTCCAAGACTCAGGGTATGGCTAGAAAATTTTTAGGTGCGATTAAGACACGTCTTAGCCACCCAGCATATATGAAACTCCAGACGGCCTTTGGCCCAAATGGAGGCTACAAGGCAGATGCTACCCAATGGTCTGCTGACATGATATATTTAGGAACGGGACGAGATTCTGGCGAGAAAGACCCCACAGTGCAAGCACTTGGATTTGGTTCCCAGATTTATGGCGCACGCGCCGACCTGATTATCCTAGACGACGTTGTGATGAACTCAAATGCCCATGAATGGGAGAAGCAAATTGAATGGCTTCAAAAAGAAGTTATCACACGTCTGGGACGGCACGGAAAATTACTGATAGTAGGAACCCGTGTCGCTCCCGTAGATTTGTATAAAATGATACGTGATGGCGCACAATGGACTGGTGGCAAGACTCCCTTTACCTACTGTGCAATGCCTGCCGTTCTGCAGTTTGATGAGAACCCCCAGAACTGGAAAACGTTGTGGCCTAAGACCAACATCCAGGAGAACGATTTAGATGAGCAATTTGAAGATGGGCTTTACCCCAAGTGGGATGGACCCTCGCTATTTAAGCGTCGCTCTGAGGTCGCTCCGTCAGTATGGGCTATGGTCTACCAACAAGAAGACGTCCAACAAGACTCTATCTTTCCGCCAACAGCAGTTGCAGGATGTGTCAACGGTATGCGAAAGCGTGGACCGCTTAAACCTGGTACTCCAGGGCACCCGTCCAGAGCAGGCTCGACCTACACAGTAATTGGTTTTGACCCTGCAGTATCTGGTCGCTCTGCTTTTGTAGCAGTGACCTACAACCGCGACGATGGTCAGATATATGTACTGGACTGCGTGAACATGGCAGACCCAACACCTCAGAAAGAGAACGCTCTTATTCGTGAGTGGGTTGAGAAGTACCATCCTCAAGAGTTCCGTGTGGAAATTAACGCACACCAAAAGTACTATGCTATGGATACGGACTTACGTAACTACCTAGCAACCTATGGTTGTCAATTGAACTCACACTTTACAGGCAAGAACAAGTGGGACACATCTTTCGGTGTAGCATCTATGGCTAGCCTTTTCGGTAGCATTAGCAATGAACGCTACCAGAACAACGGTATTATTGAACTACCAAGTAATGAAGGCTCAGAAGGACTTAAGTCTTTGGTGCAGCAACTAATTACTTGGAAGCCAGATACTAAGAACCCAACTGACTGTGTGATGGCTCTATGGTTTGCCATCATCCGTGTACGTGAACTAATGCAACAGTCTTCTGCGGTTGGACAATACCAAACTAATCGCTGGGCTACCAGAAGTCAGAAGCAACAACGCATGTCATTGAACTTAGACGAAGCATTCGCTGAGCAATGGCAAGAAACTTATAGTTAGGACAATAATGGCATTATCGATAGAACAAGTTGCAGCGCGGGTCGAGAACCTTCGCTTCCGCAACGCTGAACGTGACGGTCGTAACCTTGACGTTCTTGCAGTTCGTAAGGGTCATATTGCATCTGTCTACCCTGACTTCTTTCCAGACGGAGTAGACGCTAACGTAGTTGCCAACTTTATCGACATTGTCGCACGCGACTTGTCAGAAGTTATGGCTCCGCTTCCTGCGGTTAACTGCTCAGCGGCTAACTCTGTTTCAGATAAAGCACGTGGCTTCGCTGACAAGCGCACACGTATTGCATCAAACTACTTTTCACATGCAGACCTTGCTGTACAGATGTACCAAGGTGCTGACTGGTATCTAACCTACGGTTTCCTCCCATTCTTTATTGAATTGGATGAGGAAGCAAAGTTGCCGCGCATCCGCCTAGAAAACCCACTGGGTGCTTACCCAGAATTTGACCGCTACGGACGCTGCATTGCCTTTGCAAAACGCTACATGACTTCTTTGGCAGAGTTAGTTTCATTATTCCCAGAGTACGAATACTCCTTGTTAGGTGGCTTTGGCTACAAGCAGGATTTAAATACTCAAGTTGAAATGATTCGTTACTACGACAAAGACCAATCAATCATCTACATCCCTACAAAGAATAATCTAGTCCTTTCACAGGCTAGTAATCCATTGGGCAAGATGATGGTTGTAGTAGCCCGTAAGCCATCTATTGATGATGAACTTCGTGGACAGTTTGACGACATCCTTGGTATTCAATTACTGCGTAACCGCTTTGCGTTACTTGCAATGGAAGCAGCAGAGAAGTCAGTACAGGCACCTATCGTACTTCCACAGGATGTACAGGAGTTGCAACTTGGTGGAGATGCGGTTATCCGTACTTCTAACCCAGCAGGTGTACGTCGTGTAGAACTTAACATCCCAGCAGGCGCATTTACAGAACAGAACTTGCTCAACGCAGAACTACGTGTGGGTGCTCGTTATCCTGAATCACGTACTGGCAATATCAACGCATCAGTTGTTACAGGACAAGGCGTACAGGCTCTTATGGGAGCCTTTGATACACAGGTTAAATCTGCGCAAGCAATTTTTGCATCTGCACTACGCGATGTTATTAGCGTATGCTTTGAAGTAGATGAAAGAATCTTCCCATCAGAAAAGACAATTCGTGGTGTAGATTCAGGTTCACCTTATGAGATTACATACTCACCTAAGAAAGATATTAAGGCCGACTACTCAGCCGATGTCCGTTATGGAATGCTTGCTGGTCTTAACCCAGCACAGGGACTTATCTTTATGCTACAAGCACTTGGTGGTGGATTAATCTCCAAGGATATGGCAATGCGTGAACTTCCATTCACAGTTAACGTATCTCAAGAACTAGAAAAAATTGAAATTGAAAAGATGCGCGATGCGCTTCTTGGTTCTCTTACTGCATACACACAAGCAATTCCACAAATGGCTACAAGTGGTGGAGACCCAAGTGTTATCGTTAGAAAGATTGCCGATGTTATCAAGGCACGCCAAAAGGGACAGGCACTTGAAGATGCAATTGAATCGACCTTTGCTCCAGAGCAACAAGTTCCTCCTGCTGGGGTTCCATCGGTTGAGCAACCGTCCCCTGTTCCCCCTGGTTCTCCAGTAGGAGGCTCTCCAGAAGGCGCACCTGCGCCAGAAGGAATGCCACAAGGAGCACCTGCAGCACCACCAAGTATCCAAAGTTTACTCTCTGGCCTATCTGGCGGAGGAACACCAACAGCATCAGTAAGAACAGTAACGCGTAGATAGCGAAAGTAGGGGACAATGACAACAATAATTGGCGTGCAATTAGAGCACGGATGCATAGTTGTCAGCGATAGTAGAATCGCAGCAAGTGGTAAAGTATATACCCACCCTGATATGGTAAAAGCCGTACAGCGTGGTAATTATGTTATTGCAGGTGCTGGTGACTATCGTGCTTTGCAGATTGTATTACATGGATGGACACCTCCAGCACTTACAATTAAAGCAAAAGAAAATCTTTATGAGTTTATGATTAACAAAGTAGTGCCAATGTTAAAGACAACACTTACTACTGCTGGTATAGAACTCAATAAATCATCAGATGACTCAAGTAATAAGTTTGAGTTAAGTCTTTTGATAGCAGTTAATGGGACTATTTTTGAAATTGATTCTGACTTTGCAGTAGGAATGAATAGCACAGGATTTTATGGCATCGGCTCAGGTGGTGACTACGCAGTAGGAGCACTACATGCTGGAGCAAGTACATTAGATGCAATGCGAATTGCAGCAATTAATAATAACGAGACGGCTCCGCCGTTTCATATTCTTGAACAAGAAACTAAGTAGGAGGAATAATGGTCAGTGGAGGAATGCGCCCAAATGCGCCACAAAACAATCCTGCCAATATCAACCCACTTGGTGGCAACGGTCAGAGCGGTAAAGGGACACAGGCTGCTAAGTACATTCCTGGCATGAAAAGCCTAGGCTCAACAGGAGTTGCAACTATGGCACAGCAAGAAGGTGCGCCATTGGCTGGCTCAACACCTACACCAAAGGCTGCACCGCCAAGAGTAGCGTCAGCCATGCCTATGGCAGAAGTGCGTCCTTTGAGCGCACCATCAGACTTCCCAGATGAAAACATCACAACAGGTGCAGCAATTGGCGATACGCCAGGGCCAGAATCACTTATGATGCCTCAGCAAGAGCCAGTTGTCAACGACCCTGATTTAAATTTAGTACGTGAATATTTTCCAGTCATAGAATTATGGGCATCTCAAGTAGACACCTCACAGGGTACTAAGGATTATGTAAATTACCTTAGGACCATTCTATGAGTTTATGGGATTACATTGGTAATATCCAGAAGGACATGGGAAACAACATCAAGACAGATGCTGTCCCAGCAAAAAATGGCCGCGTTCCTTTTGGTGTAAGCCTAGACACTGCAAAAGCAGTTCCAGCAAAGACTGGTAATACTGTTGTGCAAGCACGTTTTGCTCCAACTCGTAAGATTGCAAACGAAGATGTTGAAAAAGCACGTGTTGCCGCAATTAAAAGTGTCACTTGGGCTACAGAAATGGCTTTAAAGTACACTCCACTTGCAGTGATTCCTAAAATTGACGAAGCAACTAAGGGTGGACTATCAAAAGCACTAATGGCTGGTGCAAAGAATGTGCGTTCTAACTATGCACTTATTCGCGCAGCAGGAGATGACGACGCAGCAAAGGGAATGCTTTCAGGACTTAACTTAATTGTTGGTGGATTAGGTGGAGCAATTACTGGTGCAGCATTAGGAGCACCAGCAGCAGGTGTAGGTGCCATTCCTGGAGCAATTGCTGGATTTGTAACTGGCGTTGCTGTTGCTGGAGCAGGGACACGTTCTATTGCTAAGAATGAAACTTTTGGCAAAGAATTAAAGCAAAAAGCAATCTACGCTGAATCTGCAGTTGGACAAGAACATTATAACTTTGGTAGAGATGTAACGAATCAACTAGCGCGTATTAAGGGATTTAAAACACTTGGCGATACTAATATGGGTATTGGCGCAGTTACATCAGGCCTACTTAATTTTGGTTTTGAAGTTGGGTTTGACCCACTCTTAAAAGGAACCAGCGTCGGTGGCAAGGCCGTAAAAGGCGCACTTGTTGGTGGAGTAACACCAAAAAGTCAAGGTTTAGTTGCTGATGCAATCGGTCGAGCAACTGGTCTTCGCTCTCTTGAATTAGCAGATAAACTTGATATTGACATTGATACTATCAAGAAGACCGCTGCTGGTGAAACAACAATTTACACTCCTTTATTTGAATTTTTAAAGAACAACGATTCTGCTACAATTCGCAATCACCCAACACTAAAGAACAATGATATGGGAGATGTTGCAGCATCAGTACTCGCTGGCAAATCAAATGAAGAAATTGGATTAATTTTACGTATTGGTCGCGGTGACAAGAGCGCAATTGATGAACTTGAAGCCAATCTTAACTATGCAGATACTTATGCTGAGTTAAATCGCTACGAATCAGGCATTACTGCTCTTGAAGAAGATGGAATGATATGGTTCCGTCATAACAATGAATTAATGATGGTTGGCAAGAAGTACCAAGATGGTTCAGAACTTATAAAGGCAGAACTCGAAGTACTTCGTAAGAAAAAAGACTTCGTTGAAAGAGCCATCAGCCTTGATTCTTGGTTGCAGACAGATAGAACTGTCTCCCAATTTGCATGGGTCGAGCGCATGCGTGCTGATAAGGCTGTACGTGGCGCTGCTACAAAAATATCTGGTAAAAAATACAATAATGAACTAATTGATGGCATCCGCCAGGAAACAGAATTTGGTGATATTATCACATCTGTTTATAAGAACAATCTATTTTCTACACCAATTAGTTTTGTAAGTCGTCTTATTGATGATGCTCCACATGCTACGGTTAACTTTAATGAAGGAGTTCAATCTGTTACTCGCGTACGCACAAGTTTGCGCGATGCAGTAACTCGTAATATAATTGACGTAAAACAAGCATCACAGATTCTTAATGACTTTATCTCTGCACCAAATGAAGGTGTAAAGAATGATATTATTGAAAAATATGCAGAAACAGTAATTCGTAATGCTGCTATTAACTATGGACATCACGAAGATATTGCAGAACTTGCAATTAATACTTATATCAAGAACCATCGCCTAACTAAAAAAGAAGCAATGCAGGCGAAGGAACAAAATCGTGCATATATGGTCGGTAAAGATGGCAATGCTATGGTTGACCCACAGTTAATTACACAACTTGCTAATGGTGCATATCTTCCAGATATTGAAATTATTGATAAATCGTTTAAAGAGTTTGGGACACGTCCTGGTTCTATCACTAAGGCTGGGCGTTCAACTCTATATGGTATAAAGACAGCACTTGATGAACTACAGGCTATCTGGCGTGGTGGAACATTAGCACGTGGTGGTTTTACAGCCAATATTCTTCGTGATGCTAATTTCCGTGCATGGGCAGATACTTCAATGTTCTCCCTGTACTCACAGTTAGGTACAAGCACTCTAGATTCTGTTACTAATGGACTTAACACAGTTAAGAAGATTTCTTCTTGGGAGAAAGACATCATTAGTCCTAAGCGCAATATGCGAAACATTCGCGAGGCTATTGATGAGAATGATAAAGTTTTAAAGAAATTAGAAGGAAGACTAGAGCAAGAAGGTTTCTACAAGAAGCCTAAGAAGGGTGCAAAACCCGTAGAGGTTACACCAACACTTCAACGTGTTATTGAATCTCGAGACGCAATTGCAGCCACACTAGCAGAACTTCGTCGCCAAGAGAAGGCTATTGTTGACAATATCCCAACTCAAGTAATTAAGAAGGACAAGATTAGTGTATCTGGTTGGGAATTCCCAGCAGCACGCTCTGGTCAACTTGGTGAGATTAGTCGCCAGAAATTAAACGGTAAAGAAGAGATTCGTGGTGCGCTGGCATCTGTTCGTGAACTAGAAATGGAATCTGTACGCCGTGGAAGTTATGGCGGTAAGGTTTACCATGCTGTAGATAACGAAGCAGAACATCTTGTAGCATGGACTGATATGCTCAATAACCACTTGCGCAATGACCCTCTTGCGGTTGAAATCATGAAGGGCGATTTAGGTAAGCCAGAATTAATGAACTGGCTACAAGAGAATGCTCAGCGTTCTTATATTGACCGCTTTGGTCTAACCGTAGTTGAAGAGGGTAAGCCTGCACGTAGACTACGTCGCAGTGATGCAGAATACATTTATGACCGTGTTAATTTTGCCGTAAATAGCATTGCTTCAAATGAGCAAGTTCGCAAACTAGTCCTCAATAATCAGTTAACAGCAATCGAGTTAAAGAAACTATATCCTGTGGTCGCAGAACGCCCACCAGTATCTGGAGATGTTACAACTAACGCACTTGGTGGCGGTAACCTGGCACGTCGAGTAGTCAATCTACAAAAAGATGTAGTACAGTATCTTGCAACACAGCCAACTTCTAAACTCAACTATAACCATTACTTTGCCGCTAAATACTACGAGAAGTTAGAAACTCTAGTAATGAATGCCAACGAACGTGGCGTTATTCCTGGCGCAAAGCAGAAGGTCCAGTACGAGAAGATTGCTCGTTCCTATGCAATCAATGAGTATCGCAGTAAGATTAACGCGTTCTCAAAGGATATGAACTTTGCTGGATTAATGAACTATGTTATAGCCTTCTTCCCTGCGGTTGTAGAACAGTTCAGAGCATATGGGCGTATTATGATAGACAACCCAGAGTTGCCTATCCGCCTTGCTTATGCAGCCCAGATTCCAGAGTATATCGCAGATACACAAGAAGATGCTTATGGTAATAGGTATATTGAATATACTATGCCATATACAGGACTAAAAGCACGCTTCGGAGTTGAATGGTTTAATCCAATTAACCCAACTTCTGGTTCTATCCTATCTGCTGGTCCGCTAACAACAACTCTTTCTAACCTTGTTGCCAAGCAGACAGAGTTTGCTGATACTAAACTAGGTGCTTTCTTGCTACCATTTGGCGTGTCAACTAACGCTATGTCTGCTTACACTCCTAATACATGGAGAAAAGCATCTGAAATGTACAACGCCTGGAAGGGTGATGGAGAGCAGTTTAATAAAGATGTAAATATGATTTCAAAACAATACTTATTTGATTTTATTGAAGATAATGATAGACAGCCTAATCCATCTGAATTAAACCAGATACAGATTCGTGGAGAAAAAGATGCACTAGCAATGTCTGTATTAAAGTTTGTATCATCATTGACGCTGCCACAGCAGCCAAAGATGCGTACAGCAATATCGTACTATCAGGATAGATTTAGTGAAGCAATTAAACTGGACCCAATCAATGGTTCAGAAAACTTCATGAAAGATAATCCTGATTACTTTATGCTTGCTGATAAACTAACAAATAATATATCTGGAGTTAATTCAGATGAAACAGCAGTTAATTTATTAAAGCGTAATAACTTTGCAACAAGAGAAATAGTTACTAATGTTACAGACCTTACCGCATTAGGTGCAGTTTTTAACGATGATAACTATGCATTCTCTAGCGCAGCAGATGCTTATCTTCGCACACAGAAGATTCCTGGTCTAGATAGCAAGTACAAGGCTAGCGAAGCGTCGCTTCTTAATATGAAATCAACTGTTGTCAACAAAGGTTGGACCGATTGGTTTAAGTTAATTCAAGTGGTTTCAACAGAAATGAGAAAACCACCGTACAACCTTGACCCTGCACGTGGTTATGGCGCAGATGTCTTAAAGCAGTATAAAGATTCTTATATTGAACAACAGAAGATTCAAAATCCTATGTGGTATGATATAAAAGTAAACAGCGCAGGTGGCGGAGATAAAGGCCCAATGGCTAGCGTTATCAAGGCTGTCACTATTGCTGCCAATACACCTAGTATGTGGAAAGACATATCTCAGCAACCGCGTTGGTCTGCTATTGTTGAATACATGAACTTCCGATATGAAATTAACGATGAGTTAACACGCAAAGATATCGGATACGATAGCAAGGCTGCAATTAGCGTACGCAATAAAGTCACACTCAAGGTGTGGGAACTACGTAATAAAGACGTAAAGTTCGGTCAGTTCTACGACAGATATTTTGACGGAGATGACTTTAGTTTTATATTTGATTATGAACCACCAAAGAGGAGTAAGTAATGGCAGTCGAAAAGAACCCAGTTATTGGTCGCAAGCCTACAACTGTATCCACTCCTCCTATGGGCGTAGGAACAGTTCTTGCTCCAGTAAAAACTAATACCTCTACTAGCCTTCTAGATGCAGCAATTCAAACAGGGTTAGGCAATGTTGGAGTTAATACAGTTCAAAGTACTGAAATTGATGCAACTAATTTTGTAATCGGGCTAACTAAAGCCGAGATGAAAAGAATCATCCCGTATCTTAAGAAGTTTGGTGCAACTAAGACTGACCTTTCTACCTATCCAAATGCTAAAGACTTTTTGCAGACTAACTTTGATACCCTTGTTACTAATGCTAATGGCGACGTAAATAAGTTAATCTCATTGTTCAAGGATGAAGCAACTGGTTATACTACAGAAAAGCCAAAAGAGCCAACCTTAGACCAGCGCACTATTAGCAAGTTAAACCCAGCATCGATTGGCGCACTTATTGACAGTGTATACTTGTCGACAATTGGAAAGACTGCAACCCCAGAACAGATTAAGCAACATATTGCTGAGTTTGAAAAGATTAATACTGGCACAGTTACATCTTACAAGAAGGTTAAGAACCCAAAGACTGGCAAAATGGAAGACGTTGCTACAGTTACTCCTAGTGGATTCTCAGAAGAAGTTGGCAAGGATAAGTTAGAAGCGCAATTGAAAAAGAGCAATCCTCTTGAGTATCAGCGTCGCAAAGCATTCGAGTTCTCAAATGCATTAAATCAAGTATTATCTGGAGGTATCTAGTGGCGGCACAAGACGCGTTAAACGATGCCAGAATAGCGGCAGCAGAAGCAGCAGCAGCAGCAGCAGCAGGCGGTGCAGCAGCATCAGCAGCAGCAGCGGAAGCGGCTGCCAAAGCAACTGCAGAAGCAGCCAAAAGGGCGGCATTTAACGACCCAACTATTCAAGAGCAGATTCAGATGATTCTTGCTCTAAAGGATACCGACACAAACCTTGCTGCTGCATGGAATGCTTACCTTGCTGGAGATATTGACACCTTCCGTTCATCAGTTCTTGCAAGTAATTTTTATAAAAACAATAGTGCTCTAGCACGTCAACGCCAAACAGCAAAGATTAATCAGCGTGGCGCGTATGACCAACAATTAAATGACTACAAGGCAACCACAAAGCGTCGCCTCATAGCAGTTGGCGTTAAGTGGACAGATGCTCTTGCAGCGCAAGTAGAGGTTGCGTTTGATAAAGGTCTATCAGACACATCATTAGATGAAGTATTAATTTCAACTGGTGCAATTGGTCAACTTGGTGGTTCAACTCTTGGTGCCATTAATGCACTCAAGACGTTTGCCAATGATTATGGCGTAAGCAATCTTTACAACAAAGCATACTGGGACTCTAAAGCAACAGGTATCTTTGCTGGAACGACAACATTAGAAGACATTCAACAAGAAATTCAAACATTATCAGCCAGCGCATTCCCTGCTTATGCAGATGGAATCGCTAAAGGTGTTTCTCTTAAAGCACAAGGCTCAAGCGTTTTGCAAACAGTTGCAACATACCTTGAAAAAGACCCAGATACACTATCATTTGATGACCCTCTAGTAAAGCAAATCATGCAGTATATCGACCCTGTTACTGGCAAGCCAGCACGTATGCCACAATGGGAAGCAGAAAAAGTAGTCAAGAGCACCGCAGGCTGGGCAGAGACTAAGAATGCTAGAGATACAATTGATAATCTATCTTACAAGGTATTAAGGGATTGGGGCCTAGCATAATGGCATATACAAAGAAGCAATGGGATGCTCAACAGGCATCCTTCCCCGCAGAAGATAGAATTTCCTACGATGAATATCTTCGTGCTGCTGGACTAGAAAATTTTAGAACATCAGAGTCTGCAAATGCACCTCAAAGCAATGTAATGATGAATGATGATTCTTATTACTCAGGACAACGTGCCGATTTACTTGCACAACAGGCTGCAATTATTGCTGCTGGAAATGTACTAGCAAATTACAAAACAGCACAAGGTGTAAGTTACACAAGTAATTCCATAGGTTTTATCGAGCCTGGGGCAAATACATCCACTGTAGTACCTACTGTAACGCCTACTGTAACACCTACGACAACTGCAACTACATACACTCCTGCACAGTTACAGGCGATAGTTTCAAAACTTACTCGTAATGAAATGTTAACAGATGAAGAGTGGGCTGCACTTGGTCAGGTGCCACCAAAGACGCCTACCGCACCTACTCCTGCAACCATTACAAAAACTATTAAATCTGAAACCTTTACTGGTACTGGCAAAGACCGTAAAAAAGTAATTACTTATGATGATAATACTACAGAAACTATTGACGCGCCAGAAGAAGTAGTAGGCAGTGATTATGAAGATGTTGGTGGCATACTTACATACAAAGGTAAAGCATATACTGGCGCTTACAACGGTCAGAATTACGTAAATGGCAGAGTTGTTAAAACCCCAGGTGACGATATTTATGAAACCCTTAATGGTGTATTCCAACTTAATGGTAAGCCGTATACTGGTATTTATGGCGACAAAGAATACAAAAATGGTGTAGAAGTTCCTGTAGGTTCAGGTAACTATGAAACCATTGGTGGCATATTTACATTTAATGGCAAAGCATACACTGGTGAATATAATGGCAAGAAATATGTAAATGGTCTTGAACAAAAAATTCCAGTTGAAGATAAATATGAAACCGTTAATGGAGTATTTACAAAAAACGGTGCTGCTTTTACTGGTGAATATGCTGGCAAGAAATATAAAAATGGTATCTTAGATGAAGAATCAAGTAATATTGATGGTTTTACAACAAAGGACGGCCTTCTTTATGAGAATGGTAAATTATTTAGCGGTGAACGAGAAGGCAAAAACTACAAGAATGGTTTAGTAGTAGATGCTACTGGAGAGCCAGAACGCCCAGCAAATGTAAACAAATTTTTTGTATACAACCCAAAAACCAAAACATGGGAAAAACCACCAAAGCCTCAAGATGGTGCTACCTATACTTGGAATGATAACACTGGTTGGGTACAAGAAACCCCTGCAGCGGTTCGCCCAGCAGGAACTCCCGCTGCCTATATCTATGATGAAAAAACAAAAACATGGATAAAGCCACCTCAAGCCGACCCTAATACTGTATGGGATAACGACAAGGGTTGGATTGCAAAAACTGCTGTCGTTAAAAAAATTAAGTCTGAGACCTTTATTGGTACTGGTGCTAATCGTAAAAGAGTTGTTACTTATGATGACAATACCACTGAGACATTTGATGCACCAGAGACACTTACTGTCAGTAAAAAGATTAAGTCTGAAACTTTTATTGGCACAGGAGCCAACCGCAAGAAAGTTATTACTTACGACGATAATACCACAGAAACTGTCGATGCTCCAGAAACTCCTGCTAACGGTGACGGCACTAGCGGTACGGGTGTATTTACCCAGAAAGATATCGATGCGGCAGTTGCTGCCGCATTAAAGGCTTCCACAGAAACAACTGCTAAGAATAACATGATTCAAATTCTTACTGACCGTTTCGCACAGTATGGTCTATCTAGCCTTACCAGTAAGATTAAAGAACTTGCAATAAGTGGAGCAACAGAAGCAACAATTACTCTTGGTTTGATGGAAACAGAAGAATACAAGAAACGCTTCTCAGCAAACGCCGACCGAATTAAAAAGGGATTGGCTGTGCTTAGCCCAGCAGAATATCTCAATGTTGAAGATTCATACCGTCAAGTACTACGTGCTTACGGATTAAAGCAGTTTGATACAGATGAATACGTAAAGCAATTTATCTCTAACGACATTTCTCCAACTGAACTATCAAACCGTGTTGTTACAGCAGTACAGCGTGTACAAAATGCTGACCCTGCTATTATCAACCAACTTAAGCAGTACTACGGCATTAGCGCTACAGACATGGTCGGATACGTTCTTGACCCAGAACAGTCATTCCAGAAAATTCAACGCCAGATTGCAGCATCAGAGATTGGTGTAGCAGCAGGTCGTCAAGGACTTACTGCTGGAGTATCAGTTGCTGAACAACTTGCAGCGCAAGGTGTCACCGAAGCAGAAGCGCAAAAGGGTTATGCAACTATTGCAGACATTCTTCCAACTGCAGAGAAACTATCCAGTATCTATGGTACAACCCTAGATGGATATGGACAAACAGAAGGCGAACAAGAAGTATTCAATAGCCTAGCATCAGCGCAACGCAAGCGTCAAAAACTTACTGCACGTGAAATTGCAGCCTTTAGTGGCTCAGCAGGTGCAGCAAAGACAAGCCTATCCACATCACGGGTAGGCCAATTCTAGAATCCTGAACGGACCTATCGGCCCCGTCAGAGTAATAGACCGATAGTAGGAGCCAGCCAATTTCCCCGAATTGAACTGTGGCCTGCGAACTAACAACGAATAGAAGGGTGGGTTGCTATGAGCAACAACTACTGGGATGAAGATGACGATGACCTCGATACAAATGAATCAGGTTTAGACGGAAGTGACTTACTTAAAAAGTTACGAAAGGCTAAACGCGCTGATGAAAAGCGTATTAAGGAACTCACTGAGCAACTTGAGGGATTTTCCAAGACGCAGCGTGAGGAAACCGTCAAATCAATCTTGGCACAAAAGGGTGTGAACCAGAAGGCAGCACGTCTAGTCCTTAAGGATTTAGATGGAGATTTTTCAGAAGAGGCAGTATCGAACTGGCTTGACGAGAACGCTGACTTGTTTGGCATCGAGGTCTCTAAGAGACCTGACAGTCAGAACCTTGCTACATTACGTCAGCAAGATGCAATGACTCAGGGTGCCTTTACACCAGACCGAGCACAAGACATCGAGCAACGCATGAACAATGCAAGTTCAATGGAAGAACTCATGGCTCTAATGCAAGGTCAACAATAATATCCGTTCATAGTCAAGGAGACTAAAAAAAATGGCAAACGCATATACAGATACGTCGAGCACATCATTCGGCGGTACAGTAGGCGGCGCTGGTCTCGTACAGAAGGCATATGACCGCCTTCTCGAGTTCGCTCTCCGTTCAGAACCCCTAATTCGTTCTGTCGCAGATAAGCGCCCAGCAAAGCAAGCAATCCCAGGTTCAACTGTAGTTCTACAGAAGTACGTTGACCTAGATGTTAAGACATCAACACTAACAGAGACAGTTGACCCAGATGCAGTAGCATTGTCAACACCAACCTCTGTAACAGTAACACTTAACGAGTACGGTAACGCTGTACTTGTAACACGCGCATTGGAACTATTCTCTCTAGCAGATGTAGACCCAGCAATCGCAAACATCATTGCTTACAACTTAGCCGATTCTATCGACTCAGTTGCAATGACAACTCTACGCTCAGGTTCAAATGTTATCTACGGTGGGGCTCGCACATCAGTTGCAACACTTACAGCAACTGATACACTTGACTCAGCAGACATCCGCAAGGCTGTTGCTAAGTTGCGTTCCAACAAGGCTAAGGGCCGTCGCGGCAATGCATACTGGGTTGGTATCCACCCAGAAGTTTCACACGACCTTCGTGCAGAAACAGGCGACCTTGGTTGGCGCTACCCACAGTCACAGTCTGCTTCTGAATCAAGCAAGATTTGGGCTGGAGAAATTGGTGAGTACGAAGGCGCATTCTTCGTAGAGTCATCACGTTTGTACAATGCTAAGTCAGGTGCAGACCAGACAGCATTAGCAACAACAACAGCAACAGTTGCAGGAACATCAGCAGGATTTACTCTTGGTGTTGCAGCATCATCTGTTATCGGACTTCGCGCCGAAGTTGGCGATAAGATTTCTGGAACAGGAATTGCAACAGGTGCAAAGATTACTGCAATCTCAACATCAGGTGCAACAGAGACAATCACTGTAGATACTGCTCACACAGCAGCAGTTACAGTGGGTGCAACAATCACAGTAACTCCAGTAACACGTGTCTTTGACACAATCGCATGCGGTTCACAAGCAATGGCAGAAGCCGTAGCAGAAGAACCACACGTAGTTATTGGTAACGTAACTGATAAGTTAATGCGTTTCCGCCCAATGGGTTGGTACGGCGTACTTGGCTTTGCAGTCTACCGCGATGAGGCACTATACCGCATCTCAACAGGTTCATCAATCACTGCTCTCTAGTAGTTAATTGACTGCTGGACAGGGGAAACCCTGTCTGGTGGTGAGTCCACTAAAGGAGGAGTCATGACAGATTACATCTTCGAGACACCAACTGTCGATGAAGGCTTTGAAGGAGTTCAGCGACTCTTTACATTCTACAAGTTAACACGTGGAATTAGTGTTATCAAAGTCAATGGTGCATACCGTCAGGTGCGCTATCCATTAGACTCTGACCTAGAAACATACCAAGAAGTATATCTTGGTGGAAGCAAGTACACTGTAGATGACACAACAAAGGCAGCACTTATTGCTGGTGGCGTTGGTGTAACGGAAGCAAACTTCACAGCAATATAAGGGACATATGGGACACGAACACGCAAGCAAAGTTCTTGAATGGGCATACAAACTAGTAGACGGAGATATGGTTCCATACTCTGCTCTCTATGGGTGTGTGCATTGTGATGCTACATCAACAGAACCATTCCCTGATGAGAACGATATCTTTATAGACCACACTACGTGTGGACCTGATTGCTTTGGCTGCAAGGCTAGAGGACTTCAAATGAATACTGGCGATGCTAACAGTCAGCGAAATGCTCCACGTAAGCGTTTTGAAAATGAACTATCTGCATACGCCAATGCTAAGGCCCAAGGCATACAGCCTGGAGGCACTACAATGGAAAAGATTCGTGAGGCAGAAAGAGCCTCCGAAGTATTGAATAAGCCATACAATGCTAATTCAATGCCAGATGCAAAGCACGTAAATCAATCAACCGCAGCAGTAATGAAAGAGATAGGACAAGCATAATGCCACAAGTAGGAATGAAGAAGTTTCCATACACACCAGCAGGTAAGAAGGCTGCCAAGGCTTATGCCGCTGGCGAGAAGATGGAATCCAAGTCTGAGAAGATGATGGAAATGAAAAAGGGTATGAAAAAGACTGCAAAGAAGTCTGCTAAGAAGATGGTTATGAAGAAGATGGGCAAGAAGAAGTAAATGCCAAAGATGACACCGCAGGATGCGGCAATGTTAAAGATTTTTCAGAAGGAATACGGCAAGATGGTGTATCCATCGCCTCCTCGCGCAACAACTGCAGATAGTGCACGCAGACAGAACATAGCAAAGTTAGCCAAAAAAACAAAGAAGGATTAAGATGACAGACCCAAGACTAAAGCGAGCAGGAGTATCTGGCTTTAATAAGCCTAAGCGTACACCAAGTCACCCAAAGAAGTCACATGTTGTTGTGGCTAAAGAGGGAGATAAGGTCAAGACTATTCGCTTTGGTCAACAGGGTGTTACTGGTGACAGGAAGCCAACAGCACGACAGGCTTCTTTTAAAGCACGTCACGCAAAGAACATTGCTAAGGGTAAGATGTCAGCAGCGTACTGGGCGGATAAAGTTAAATGGTAGCAAAGAAAAAGACTAAGTCTAAAGTTAATGCAGCAGGCAACTACACCAAGCCAACCATGCGTGCTTCTTTATTTAAGAAGATTAAGGCTGGTTCTAAGGGTGGAGACCCTGGAGAATGGTCTGCTCGTAAAGCACAATTGCTTGCAGTTCAGTACAAGAAGGCAGGCGGAGGCTACAAGTAATGGCACTTGCTAAGTCACAACAGTCCTTAAAGAAATGGACCAAGGAAGAGTGGACAACTTCTGATGGTAAACCATCTAAAGGCAAGAAAAGATATTTGCCCAAGAAGGCATGGTCTGCGTTAAGTGCATCTGAAAAGAAAGCAACTAACCAGGCTAAATCTGCAGGTAATGCAAAGGGTAAGCAGTTTGTAAAACAACCAAAGTCCATAGCGAAGAAGGCTGCGAGGTTTAGATAATGGCAACAGGAGTAGCAGGTAGCACATTTGCTGACGAGTTGAATCGTCTTGCAAATGGTGGGACATATCCCACACCAGATGCATACCAATCTGAGCAAGGTGCAGCAAACAACTATGCTGACACAACTGGCTTAGGTATCATAGCAGCATTAAATATTAAAGCCAGTGCAAGTCGTCAGCCTAATAATTACAAGATGATGAACGCTATCTGTAATGAACTAGCAGGAACTACTGGACTATCAGCCGTTGTTGCACTAAGGAGCATAGACCTATGACAACACTAGCGCAGATGATTGATGAAGTCCTTATTAACCTTTCAGGTTATACATACCAACAGGACCGTTCAACATATCTTAGAGATGCTGTGACTACGCTCACATCACCATCGACTGCTCCTACTATCCTATCTCTTGGAGATACAAGTAACGTAGGTAAGGGTATTGTCGAGGTTGACGAAGAGTTAATGTGGGTTGATTCATTTGACCGCGTTGGCAATACAGCAACCGTTTCACCATACGGACGTGGCTACTTAGGAACAGGCGCTGCTACACACGCAGCCGATGCCAAGGTTACTATCTCACCTATCTTCCCACGTTATGTAATCAAGAAGGCAATCAACGATACTATCCGAGCAATGGGTGCAAGCCTGTTGTCTATCAAGCAGACCACCTTCACATTCAATGCAGCAATCAATACTTACGAGTTTGAAGACTTGAACATTGAGAACATTCTAACTATGTCATGGCAGGATACTGGTCCTTCTAAGGAATGGATTCGTGTTCGTCGCTGGGACTTCGACCCATTCGCCGATGTTACCACTTGGGGTGCAAACTCTCAGACTGTAACTATTTATGACTACATTACTCCAGGACGTACAGTAAAGGTGATGTATGCCACACCACCTACTGCTATGGAAAATGGAACAGATGTATTTACAACAGTAACAGGATACCCTGAATCAGCGCGAGACATCGCAATCCTAGGTGCATCATACAGACTATTGGCTTACCTTGACCCTGCACGTGCGGGTCAAATCAGCCCACAGGCGGACGAAACAGATGGCAAGCGCCCATACGGTGCAAGTGCCTCAGCAACAAAGCAACTCTTTGCTCTTTACTCACAGCGTCTTAATGAGGAAATTAGCACACAGCAAAACCAATACCCGCCTCGCATTCACTACACCCGATAGGAACCTGAATGACAACTAGAAAATACTCCTCACGCTCTCAGCAATCAACGCTGACAGGTACAGTAACCTCAGGTGCTACCACGATGGCAGTCATCTCTGGTACGTCGCTACTTGGTGGTGTAACAATCCCTGCTGGTACAACCTTTACGATTGTTATCGACCCAGATACGGCAATCGAAGAAATTGTAGATGCCACGGCGGTATCAACCAATACCTTTAATATTACTCGAGCCATTGATGGCTCATCAGCACAGGAACATACAGCAGGAGCAGTAGTTCGTCACATGGCTATTGGCCGTGACTACCGTGAGGCAAACACTCACATCGAGTCTACCACTGGCGTACACGGTGCTACAGGGGCTGTAGTAGGTACTACAGATACTCAGACCCTGACCAATAAGACACTGACTTCCCCTACGATTACTAACCCTAGCATCTCGGGTGCTGGTGTAGATGCAAGCATCGTCTTTGAAGGAGCAACTGCTGATGCTTATGAAACTACTCTTACAGTAGTTGACCCTACACAGGACAATACAATCACAATGCCTAATACAACAGGCACAGTGGTGATTGCTACAGCAGTCCAGACTCTTACAAACAAGACTTTAACCAGCCCGACTATCTCAGGCTCACCAGTTATTACTGGTCTATCTTCTGCAGGTATGTCTGCCTCATCTGCTACTCCTAAAGATTACGTAGATAGCATTCTAGGCTCAGCAACTGCAGCATCTACGTCTGCTGCTAGTGCAGCAACTAGTGCTACATCTGCTGCAACAAGCGCTACAAGCGCAGCAGCCAGTGCAACGGCAGCAGCGGCATCTGCCGTCACAGCAGGAAGTTCAGCAACAGCAGCAGCAACTTCTGCTACCTCAGCAGCAGCCTCTGCCACAGCAGCAGCAACTAGTGCATCAAGTGCGGCAACAAGTGCCACAGCAGCGGCTACATCAGCCACATCTGCTGCAGCCAGTGCGACAACTGCTGCTGCTTCTGTAGCAACAATTGCAGGGTATGCAACTACTGCATCTAACTCAGCAAGTGCAGCAGCCACAAGCGCCTCAAGCGCATCAACATCTGCTGCATCTGCATTAACTTCTGCAAACTCTGCTGCTACTAGCGCTTCTACTATGGGTACAAGCGTTACGGCTGCAGCGACAAGTGCTGCTAGTGCAGCGACAAGCGCAACGGCTGCAGCAACTTCGGCTGCATCTGCAGCAACGTCTGCATCTGCTGCTTCGACATCAGCAAGTAGCGCATCAACAAGTGCAAGTTCAGCATTGACAAGTGCAAACAGTGCAAGTACAAGTGCTGCCTCGGCAGGCACATCGGCTACTGCATCTGCTACATCAGCAAGTGCATCTGCGACATCCGCAACTGCAGCAGCGACTAGCGCCTCGTCTGCCGCTACATCGGCATCTTCTGCTGCAACGACATACGATGATTTTGATGACCGATATCTTGGTAGCAAGTCAACTGCTCCTACAGTAGACAATGATGGCAACACACTTCTTGTAGGTGCTATTTATTGGAACTCAACTCTTAACAATATGTATGTATGGTCAGGTTCTGCATGGGTGCAGATTGCTACAACTAGCGTTTACACGGCACCTACACTTGGCTCGACCACCATTAACTCTGGCGCAACAGTATCCAATGTTAATGCTTTAACTATTAACTCAACAACCATACCAACATCTAAGACTTTAGTAGTAACTACAGATAAACTGTCTGCCCTTGCTGCTACTACATCTACTGAACTTGCTGGTGTTATCTCAGATGAAACAGGTACAGGAGCATTAGTATTTGCTACATCACCAACATTGGTTACACCCGTACTTGGCGTTGCAACGGCAACATCTATTAACTCAACAACAATTCCTTCATCTAAGACTCTAGTAGCCACAGACTCAACTGTTTATGTAGTCCCTTCTCAGACTGGAAACTCAGGCAAGTTCTTAACAACAGATGGCACTGCATCGTCTTGGGGTACTGTTGCTAGTTATTCAGCCCCAACTATTGGCTCAACATCTATTCCTTCAGGTACTACAGTAACAACTATTGCTGGTTTAACTTTAACAGCACCAACATTAACTGGAACAGTAACTGCATCAGGAGATATTAACCTGTCTGCAACAAATGGACCAGGAAGTTTAATTGACGAACTAGCCCTCATTATGATGGGCGCCCTCTAACAACGAAAGGTAGTAACTAATGGCTACAACAACCAAAGTGCTGGCTCGTACAGCAGCAGCAACAACAAGCACAACTCTATACACAGTACCTTCTGCAACTACAACGATAGTGACTAATATTGTAGTAACCAATACAGCAACAAGTGCAGCAACATTTACACTTGGTTTAAATAGTGTATCAATGTTTACAACCACAGCGATTGCTGCTAATACAACAGCAATGTTTGACCTTAAGCAAGTCTTAGCAACAACTCAGACTATTACTGGTCTTGCATCAGCAACAACTGTTAACTTTCACATTAGCGGAATTGAGGTATCATAATATGGGCGTATCAGTATTTCCTGCATCAGGCGGAATTAGCATTAGTGATGTAAGAACAGCAAACTCAACATTAACTTTACAGCAAACAATTACTTCATCTCAAGCAGTAACAATTCCTGCTGGAGTCACACGCGTATTTGCCATTGTAATTGGTGGTGGCGGTGGTGGTTCAAGTGGAAATCAATCAGGAAACCAGGGCGGCACAGGAGGCGGTGGTGGAGGCGGTATTTCTTATGGCTGGACTGTTCCATCAAAATATGCGTTTATTGGTGCTGGTGGTGCTGGTGGTCCATCAGGTGCCAACAATGGAAGTATTGGAAACCCAAGTGTTTTTGGTTCAATAGTTGCTGGTGGTGGAGGTCCAGGTTTGAATAACAACAACGGCCAAAATGTTACTTGGGTAAATGTTTCGCAATCTCCTTATTTTATGTCAGTAAGTGGTTCAACTAGCGCATCTACATCTGGTGCAATACCTGGAAATGTTCTTATTGCTAATGGTGGTGTTGGTGGTTCATTAAACCAAGGCGGCGACGTTGCTGGCTCTGGTGTTGCAATAACAAACGATGTTGCTACAACATCAATTAGAGAATACACATTTGGTTGGGGAGAAGTAACAATTCTTATTGGAAGCCCTAATATAGCAAGTGCTAGCCCATCTTCTGCTTACTATGGAAATAGTGCTGGTGCTAATTGTACTACTACTTCCAATGCTAACGGACGCTCTGCTGGTAACGCTACTTATGCAGGAGGTGGCGGAGCAGGTGGACAAAACAACTCTGGTGGTTCTGGTACTGGCGGTACTGGTGGTAACGGTGGAGCAACTTCATTTGGTAACTACACAGGAGGAACTGGTGGAGCAGGCGCATCAACTTCTGCTGGCGGAGGCGCTGGTGGAGGTGCTGGTGCAGTAGGCAATGGAAATAACGGTGCTAATGGAATTGCTGTTTCTGGTGGCGGAGCAGGCGGAAATGGTGGAACAGGTGGCGGTGGCGGTGGCGGTGGTGGCTCAGGCTACAACGGCGGCGGCACAGGTGGTTCTGGCGGTTCTGGTTGCGTAATGTTATTTTACTAAGGAGAATATAAATGTTTAATTATGCTTATATAGTTGATGGGGTAGTAATAACTGTTCTTGTCTTTGATGACCAAGAACTACCACATACATTTGGAAATGCAATTCTAGTAACAGAAGAAACGGGTCCAGCAGGAATAGGTTATGCCTGGGATGGAACAGTCTTTACTCGACCAGTAGAGCCAGAAGTAATAGCAATAGAACCAACAGAATAACAATTACCCCTGAGCACGGGTTTAAACTGCTCAACTAATATTCCAACATTTAAGGGGACTAAAATGATTCAACCAAAAGAAACAGTAGCAATCGGCTGGTGTGATAATGGCATGGTAGATGGCAAGTTTACTGAGGGACTTATGTCTGCAGTAATTACTGGTGCGGCAAACAAAATGCCCATCACTACATCTATGAGAGTGCAAGGCAATCAGATTGGTAGGCAGCGTCAAGTCCTATGGGACTATTGGGCTGACAATGTCAAAACTGACTGGTTACTATGGGTAGATTCGGACATTGTCCTAACACCAGAAGTAATGCAAAAGTTATGGGCAACTGCTGACAAGCATCATCGCCCTGTTGTTAGTGGAGTTTACTTCATCTCTAAGGAGAATGAAGGAACGCTCATGAAGCCATACCCAGTACTCTTCAACGATGTATCTGAGTTTCAGGTTCAGTATGTGCATCCACTGCCACAGAACGAAGTAATTAAGTGCGACTCAGCAGGGTTTGGTTTAGTGCTTATGCACAAGTCAATTATTCCAACTATGCGTGAGAAGTATCCTAACCAGTCTATGTTTATGGAGACAGCAGGTGGTCATGATGACCAGTTCATCGGAGAAGATATTATCTTCTTCCGTAAGATGAAATCTGCAGGCATTCCACTACATGCGCATACTGGTGCTTTAGTAAAGCATATGAAGCGTTTTGCGCTTGACTATGATTACTATGGTATGTACTGGACAATGGATGGCATTCAAAAGAAAATGAAAGAACAACCAAACTAAGGAGTCTACGTGGCTGGTCGTGATATTACCGAAGGTCGTGCAACGCGGGCGATTGCTGTTGATGTTGGTGTAGTTTCTACATCTTCTATCTGGCAAAACACTGATGTAGCATATGATGTTGCAGTAGGTGGCATGCCATTTATCTACGCAATCAGTGATGCACGTCCTTACATCCGACAGACTGCACCGTTCCGTAAGGAACAGTTTGACAATCAGACTGAGCCAGGTGAGCAATCACTTACTGGTTGGTGGCTTCGCAGTCAGATGTCCTTCCATGGTGGAGATGGTATCACCTTTTACGACCCAGCAAATGCTACGACTAACTCACTCGACCACTATCGCTTCTCTGATAGCAAGGGTGTAAATGTTTGGAATCAGGGTAAGGTAACTCTTCTTAAGAATGTAACCTCTGGACATGTTACTACTGGCCCTATTGCAAGCAATGGTGTAGTGCAACAGCATCTACGTTCTATCAAGTGGAGCACCTTTACTGGTGCATTACTACATGATGAGTACGATGTTGACAAGATTAAGGTGACGGACCCATCTAACCCAGTTCACTTCATTGATTACAACAGTGGTGCTGATTCTCCTGTGTATGCTATCTGTGACGATGGAACTTTTGCTTACTGGATTACTAACACATCAACCAAAAAGACTGTGTACAAAAAAGCATTGACTCTTACTTCTGCTGACGCTGATACTAAGATGTTTGACGAAATTGGTGTGGTATCAAATGCTGTTATGGAGTATGTAAAAGATAGAATTATTCTATGTGCTGATAACAAGGTTTATGAATTTTCTACATCAGCCTCAGCATTGCCATCACCTGTGTATACTCAAACAACAACTACCCATGTGTATACATCTATTGCAGCATCAGGTCCTGCTATCTACATTGCTGGATACAACGGCAGCCAATCAACTATTCAAAAGTTTACCCTATCAACTGCTGGTGTAATGCCAACATTGACAAGTGCAATTACGGCAGCAGAAATGCCAACTGGTGAGATTGTCCACAAGATTTATTACTACCTTGGTTACATGATGATTGGAACCAACAAGGGTATCCGAGTAGCAGCAGTATCAGACCAAGACGGTTCGATTAACTACGGCCCACTCATCGTGGAAACAACTCAACCTTGCTATGACTTTGCAGCAAATGACCATTATGTATGGTGTGCCACTAGTGTTGCTGGAGCACCAGGATTAATCCGCATTGACTTAAGTAGCGAGATTGAGCCACTACGTTTTGCTTATGCAAATGACATCTATTACTCTGGCGTAACGGGACACGTTACTACTGCTGTCTGCTTTGATGGCAATACTGACCCAGCAACAACAGATAGATTAATGTTTGCTACTGCGTATGCTTCGGCTGCAAATGGTGCTATCTATGTTGAAGATGCGTCAACTCTTATGACAAGCGGATACATACAGACTGGGTATATTAGATACAACACACTAGAACCCAAGAACTTTAAGCGCCTTATTGCGCGTGGTGACTACACCTACGGGTCAATAATGCTTGAGACTGTTGATGCAGATGGAACAGAGTACGACGTCATAACATATGATGTAAACGTACCACCAGTTGAGGTAACAACATCAACCCCACAGACAGCCCAAGAATATCTAGGATATAAATTTGTCCTAACCCGTGATGCAACTGATGCTACCAAGGGACCAATCATGGAAGGCTATCAGGCTAAGGCAACTATCGCTACGCCTCGACAGCGAGTAATGAGATTCCCCGTCTATTGCTATGACGTGGAGACAGATAGATATAACGTGCAGGTTGGATACGAAGGCAGAGCCTTTGATAGAATCGGCCAACTAGAATCCGTTGAAGAAAGCGGAGACGTTATAACATGGCAGGACCTTACTACAGGTGAGTCACGCCAGGCTGTCATTGAACAAATCTCTTTCACCCGCCTCACACCTCCTGACCGTGGATTCACGGGCTATGGTGGTGTCATTGATATCACGATTAGGACAGTCTAATGCAAGCACAAGACTACGCAACGGTAGCCGTTGCAGTATTAACAATTATAGGTGGCTTCGTTGGTGCAGTTAAGTGGCTAGTCAAGCACTACCTCAACGAACTCAAGCCTAATAGTGGTTCAAGTTTAAAAGATTCCGTCATTAGACTGGAAGAAAAAGTAGAAATCCTATACCAGATGATGTTACAAAAGGGGAGAAATGAATGAAGCCTGTTGCCAAGAAAGCCACACCTGCCGCTATTGCTGTCCTTCGACAAGCCACAGCGATAGCACCGTCTCGTTTGAAAGTATCCGATGGACTTCTCCCGTCGAAAGCGCATCAGGTTCAAAGTCCGAATTCAGACCATAACACAGGGTTGGCAGTTGATTTAACTCACGACCCTAAGCATGGCATCGACTGTGTTGATATCTTCCAGAAACTCAAGGAAGACAAGCGAGTCAAGTACCTGATTTTCAAGGGAAAGATTTGGTCAGCAGAGCGTGCAAGAGAAGGAGACCGTGATTACGACGGTTCCAATAAGCACAATAGACATCTTCATGTGTCAATCAATGAGGGGATGGGCAACGATACTTCACCTTGGTTCTGGTGGCTTAATCAGCCTAAGGTAATCAATCAGGTGAAGGCGGTACTAATACCATCGCCAAGCAAGAAAACGTATAAGGCTGCAGTTTGCACTTGTTGCAAAGTCCATACGTCAAATCCTACGTCCTAAGGAGGACTTATGAACACAGAGAAACTAGTTGCAATCGCAGGCACATACCTACGTGCTGCTTTCGCATCAGTGCTAGCAATGTATATTGCAGGAATCACAGACCCTAAAGCATTAGGTTCAGCGTTCCTTGCATCCCTTGCTGCACCTATCCTAAAGGCATTAGACCCTAAAGAGTCTGCCTACGGCAAAGGTTCAGAGTAACCATTTAAGGCCCCTAGCAGGGCTATAGAGACAAGAAACCCCCCTACCTTAGTGATTATACTAGGGTAAGGGGGTCTTTTGTTGTTTCTAAAGGTTAATCTAGAGAATCTTCCTCTAGGCTATCCAGCCATTCTGTGTATTGCTTACCTCGAATTCGTGCCTTGATGTCGTAGTATGCTGCTTCTAATGCATAGAATACGGTGATACCAACGAGTGAAGCCAACGCTACTTCTAGAAAATTTGACATAGTACTCCTTAGATATAGTTATAGTTTATATACTATATACAAGGCCAAAGGCCTTTATATATTTTCTTTATATATCAATTATACATAGGCAATTACCAATCGTTGGATAGCCACGGTCTTACGACCGCTGTGTATAATTCTATATATGTCAATCAAACTAGAAGAATATACTCTACCAGAGCACATGTCGTACTCTGCGTTTACAACCTACCTAACCTGTGGGTACCAGTACTACCTTGGCAGACTCCTCAACAAGGAAGAAGCCCCATCCGTCTGGTCTGTTGGCGGTTCAGCGTTCCACCTAGCGTGTGAAAACTACGATAAGGAGAACGGATGAGCGTTCAACAACTATGGGACCAAGCATGGCTTGAGTCCAAAGGTGACATCGACCTAACCAATGCACGTGTTGGTGGTCGTGCCACTAAAGCAAATCCTAACAAGGAAGACGTTACCTTCTGGCAAAGCCAAGGACCTAGATGGGTTGAGTCTTACATCGCATGGCGTAAGCAGAACTCTAACTGGAAAATTTGGACAGCACCAGATGGCAATCAAGGAATCGAACTTGCCCTAACTCCTGTCGTGGCTGGCGTTCCAGTCAAGATGATTATTGACCGCGTGTTTGAAGTCAACGGAGAACTGGTAATTGTCGACTTAAAGACATCACAGAACACACCTACTAGCAGTCTACAACTTGGCTTCTACAAACTAGGCCTTGAACAGACTTTCGGCATAGAGGTAAAGTGGGGAACATATTACATGTCCCGTGGTAGCAACATCTCTGACATGGTAAACCTATCTGAATATACCTACGACAAGATGGAATACCTAATCACGCAATTTGACAAGGCGCGTAAGAACGCTATATTCTTACCCAACACAAACAGTTGTCAGTACATGTGTGAACTCACCGAGTACTGCCAATTCTCTATCAAG